AAAGGGCATACTTACGTAGCCTAACAATGTTGGTTGATAAGTAAGCTTACCAATGTCAGTACAGATAGGATTAACAGGAAAATAGGCGAGAACGTCACCAGGGACTTGAGCAGTCGAAACCGTAAAAGAACCAAGGTAACTTGATTTAGCCAAGAGATAAGCAAAACTCATTTCATCCGCACGAGATGAAATATCGGATGAGTTTAAAGCAGCAACTTCAGCCGGGAATGGCGTCAATTTATCCAAATACACTTCTCCAACAGCATTGTTTAGACGACCAACTGATACATGGCTAGTGGGTGCACCAACCATGTAGTTAGAAGGTTTATCTAAACCAGTCAAGCCTCTCACAATGTCGATACCGTCAGAAATAAATTTCTTAGGTATCAAACCACCAGTAACACTAGATATCCCTGAAGCAGCGATATCCGTTAAAGGTGTTATTAAGGATTTTAGTCCTCCAAAGAACTGAGCTTCAAACTTTACCCTTGGTACTTGTTTTGACAAGCGAGTGTAAGGTTTGAGTCGTGGAACTTTAAATTCAGAATTAGGAAGTGAAGCCATGACGCTTATGGTAGCTATTAACGAAGAGTTAGTAGCTGCTTCCAATTGATTCCAAACAACAAAGTACAGGGTACCCAGAGATGATGCCAATTCATCACCAGGGATACGCACGTCTAAGTAATTCAAAGGACTTAAGTAAGGTATGGTTAAATTTGCAGGCGAGCTAGTATTTGCATACAAACTCACGTGTTCATTTATAGAGATATCTAAGGGGTTCAGACGCTGTAACGCACTGGTAGAATAGGTCAAGGGTATAAATACGGCTTTCACTATTCCCTGATGCATCGGAGACGCATTTACTTGAAAAGACAAGGAAATGTCACCCCGCCAATACTTAAAAGTACTAAACGGAGCGTCATTTAATTGATTAACAATTAAGTCCCTAGGTAACTCATAAGTGGCTAAAACAGACCCTGGAACATCCGAAGTTGCCCAAGTTATAGTATCAACAAGAGATGGTCGCAAAACTGTCTCTGCTAATAACCAGCCGCGTTCATCGATAGACTGAGTGTCTATTAAAGAAGATGATGACCGTTGCGATGAGGATTGGTCCTCTCTGTTCGCCACTACCATACCCAGACGTGAATCAAGTGACACGTCTTCAAGACCTTGTGCTTCAAATCTCCTGGTTGAAGCCAAGGGCCAAATTAAGAGGTCACGACTACTTATTACTAAGTTCTTGATTAGTCGAAACCAATATCGGACTGCACCGACAGCAATGAACGTTTGGATCGTACGTGCAATAAAACGAGTTAAAATGGTTATATGTATTAAATTCGAGTTGTTGAACATATTTTAAACCACGGATAGCTGTTCACACTATACAGTGGGGTTTGACCGGTTTTAGAAGGGCTGCTTCTCTAGTACCTTGAACTAGGTTCTCGTAACATAAGGTGTTATGATGGTCAGTCACAACGTTTTAATTACCCATGCGTTACTTCATTTATCCTCTGATAGAGCTTCAAGTTGAGAGTTTATACTTACTCACAAAGTCGGTTATTATAGTTGTCATTCTTTTGGAATTCCTTCCTCTACGTATCATACAATTATCTCATATGAGCACACAAGTGTGGTAGATTTTATCCTTCCAATAAGAAAAAACAGGGTTAACGTATTAGACTATAGCTAGAGCCGCAAGGGATAGCCATGCCAAGTAGAGGTCGCAAGCGACTTGCTCAACATGTTCAAAGAACGCCTTCTGTTACTACAATGACCTGGACATATAACGGATGCCCTAACACGACATGAATACATGTTTTTGTGTGTAACGTCCCACTAACGAGTCATTTATCCTCTGACTAGAGCTTAACCTGAATGCATTGTTATCCTGTATGCTCAGCTATTAGTTTATCCTTATCACGAAGCTAAAATAGTTTATTCTCATTTCGGAGATAATGCCTTTAAAGCTTAAGCCATCACTATTCTCTCAAACAACTGGCCTCTTTTGTAAAGTTTTGTTAATTCGTCTACAGTGAGAAATTGTATCTCAAAGTTGATAGCAGTTAAAAAAGATTTAACTGCCTCCATCTCTCTCTTATAAACTGTCGAACCGTGCAAGAACAACTCCCTTTGAAAATTTAGGAGTTTCACGGCTGACAATTCTGCATTTCGAGTAGGATCCTTAACATAGTTTAAAGTAGAGGTTATTGTCTTTAAGTCTAATGGGGCAACTATAGCTTGCAAGTAATCGTTATATTGAAAACCACGTTTAAGAAACGTGCATCTTTCGATGCTCTGAGTAGAATAAGTCCACTCTCCTTTAGAAGCTGGCGTAAAATCCAGTCCCAAACCGTTCGCAATTCTCTCAAAACTTTTACCATTAAACCAAGTAGCAGTATCGGCATTAACTGACACTAATTTGTCGTCACCATACACATCATCTCTAACTGAAGCTATAAATGATTGTAGTGTTGGGCGAACTCCAAATTTTTGCTTATAAAGAATAAAGTAGATATAGGCTGTTAACATTTTGTTAATCAATGAGTTGTATTCCGCAGTCAAAGAAATACCCGAAGGTAAACTGTGAGTTGTATAATAGACGTCATTCAGGGTTATGGTCGGACAATTTTGTATAATTAATAGTAAATTGTCTAAAATTTCCTTATCCTGATTACTTCCACTAAAACGTTTCACTAAGACGCTGCGCAACACAGATTGGAATTGAGGGAGCATTCCCCCATCCCATTTGCCCCAATCCCCGTCAAAAGAATGTCCATAGGCTTGATGCTTTCGCATAAGTT